GTAGCCTGTATTGATTTCTCTTTTGTCTATCATTCTCCAAGGAGATAACAATTTCTCTTTATTCCCACCATTGACTTTTGCTATTCTATTAACTAAGTACGGGATATCAAAAAATTCTATATTCCAACCAGTAAGAACATCAGGGGAAGTGTGATTCATATGAAATACAAACTTGTGGAGTAATTCTCTCTCGTTTTGACATTTAATATATCTTACCTCATGAGTTTGCATAAGGGATTTAGATGTATCATACTCGCCACAACCAAATGTATAATAGACATCATCTATATTGTTTTTCATTGTGATGGCTGTAACTTCTTGGTCAGCCATATCTGGGTCAGGGAAACCCTCTCCATATTTTACTTCAATATCAAGTGAAGTAACATTAATAATATTTCTATCCCATTCTATATTCCCAGGGAATTTCTCATTAAGAAATTGCGCAACATAATTAGTATTGCCATACACTTTAAAGTTAGGAACATCTTTATATTGTTTTATAAAATCAGTAGACTCACTCATACTTCCAAACACAATTGGTTCTACTGGTGTGCCATCAAGTGCAGTCCAGCTGACTAGAGTCAGTGTTTTATCTTCTTTGCTTGTGACGAATAGGGTTGGTGCAAATGGAACAGTATAGCTTACTTTTTTACCATTCTTATAACCAGTATATTTAATTACTTTTCCGTGGCGAAAAGCATTAGTGTAGAAAGTATTATTCATGATAATATTATACCATAAATCTTACCGAAAGTAAATAGATTTATTGAAATATTTCCTGTTGTGGTGGTGTGTGTAATTTAATTTTGCCTTCAACCATATCTCTATATTTTTGCTGGAGATTTTCTTCAGGTTCACATATAAACATTATATGGTCTTCCTTAATAATTAATTCATCCATCTCACAATAGCTTAAATAAGGCATAAAGCTAATTCGACCATGTTCGCCTGGGTCAGGGATTAATATTACGGGGTCTGTTACGGTTGTTATTTTCTTATTAATATCTTTTATATTGACAAGAATCTCTTCACCCGACGTGAGCCGGATTAATCTAATTAATTCATTCATATTTGTTTTGCTTTATAATCTTTGATTGCTGCTTTAATTGAATCCTCAGCTAAAACTGAGCAGTGTATTTTAACTGGAGGCAAGTTGAGTTGTTCAACTACCTCTACATTTTTAATTTGCTCTGCGTCGTCAAGTGTCATACCTTTTAACATTTCTGTTATAATAGAAGAAGATGCTATTGCAGAACCACAGCCATAACATTTAAATACTGCGTCCTGTATAATATCTTTCTCTACTTTGATTTGTAACTTCATAACGTCGCCACAAGCAGGAGCACCTACCATACCAGTACCCACATTTGGGTCGCCTAAGTCCATCTTACCCACATTGCGTGGATTGTTATAGTGGTCTAAAACTGCTGCTGAATATGCCATAGTGCTCCTTAGTATTTATTAGCCTAGCAATAGCTTTTTAGCATGCTTAGGCAGGTCACCTAAATTAATAGTTTGAGGCTTGTCCTCTTCTGGAATATCGTTCTCCAAAACAACTACAAGCAATCCATCTACAATATCAGCTCCAACAACTTTGATGGTGTCGATTAATGTGAATGAACGTTCAAACGCTCTTTGAGAAATACCACGATGGGCGTAATCTCTTGTATTAGCGGCACCCTTATGTTTACCGGTAATAGTTAAAACTCCTTTTTCAAGAGTTAAGTTAATGTCCTCTTTCTTAAATCCTGCAACAGCGATTTCGATTAAAAAGTGACCGTCATCTCTTTTGATAACATTATACGGGGGATAGCCAACGCCTCTGGCGCTTTCTACATTCATTTCCGCTAAGTTATTAAAAAGTTGATCGAATCCCAAGAACGTATCCCTTGGGAAGTTAAATGCTAAGTTTGTCATAATTGACCTCCTATTTTTATAGCAAGGTTATAATTGTAGCAAAATGCTACGGTTATTGACGACCCTTTCGGCATCGTCAAATCTATTTATACATATATTATATCACAGTTTAGTGTAATTGTAAACAGTTTATAATAAATTTATCCTCTTACATCTATAGATGTTGTTGGTACTTCTACTTCCATTATAAGATTTTCTTTATATATTGAAGCTAATCCTAATGCTTCTATATTAAAACGAATTAAATTCTTAAGAGTATCTTCAGTAATGAGTTCCATAAGGGTATCCACCTGTGCATTACCTTCCTCACCAATCATCCATTCATAATTACCAACTTTCTTTTGAATAGCTGCAACTGCATCTGGGTCTAAGCTCATTTGATGTAAAGCATTTCTTAAAAGGAATGTATTTGGATTTCCTTTATTAACCCATAAAGCTTTTTGCATACCATCTCTAAATGATTTGACAAGTTTATAAGCATCATAAAATTCTCCAGATGGTGGTGCATCCCAACGTTCTTCAAATAAAATTTCTAATTGGAACCCTGGATGATTAGGGTCATCAGCATGACTTCCATCTGCTTGGAGTATACCATGATGGAACCAAATTTCTGCATTCTCATCAGTCTCAACATGCTTTTTATAAGCAGCTGGGTTCTCTCTTGTTCCATTAAGCTCACCACGTTTAAACGCTAATCTCCTTTCAGAGTTTGACATTCCATTAACCCATGTCACATGCTCATTAAAGCAAGCAATATAATAATCCATTGATGTTGACTTATTACCACAAATTAATAATGCCATAGCCCAAGCTTCTGGTACTTTACCAGAGCCTGCAGAAAATTTTGGATAATCCATATTCTCACCAATACGTTTGGCTGCTATAATATTTAAATTCATAAGACCAATAGAGTCATAATCTCTATAATCATAATCAACTTTTTCTTGTAAAAAGCTAACTCCATTACCACCATGTGAAACCATAACAATCTTATCAGATGTTCTTAAAGAGTTATGGAATTCATTAAAGCCAGGAATATCTCTTGCTCCTGGTATATGTTTAATGGTTATGTTTTCTCCTAGGAAAGGTTCAAGTTGTGTAGCCACAATTTGTGCCCATTGGCTTGTTCCACTTCCAGGTTTTTGTGGTACAACAAAGATATAATCAGCTAAGGCTGATGTTGTAAATGCCATAAGGCAAAGTGCTAGTAGTTTTTTCATGTATACTCCAGTTTGTTTTTCTTTATAGACAGCGTCGCCACCGCTATAATTGTTAAAATTAAAATTATAAATATTGGCCTAATCATAAGAGTATCTATAGTATATAGAGTGGTCATCTGAATAGTCAACGTTTCTACTTTCATTGCTAATATAAAGGCCATTAGCAAAGCCGGTCTACTATATTTATATGCTTTACAAAAGACTCCAAGAGCCGAGCATAATATCAATATAGCATAGTCTTCCCAACCACCCGTGTATTGAGAACAAGCCCATGTGATAAACACCACAAGGATTGGGAAATAATATTTATAAGGCCATGAGGATATCTTTGAGATGTATTTATTAAACACAATGCATAATATACCTACTAAAACAGTAGCCCACATAAAACCAAAAAATAAACTATCAAAAAATCTTGTATCATAAGCAAGGTCAGGTGCACCCAATTCAAATCCCAAGTACATAAACAAAGCCATTAGTACCGCAGCAAATGAAGCACCAGGGATTCCAAATAAAACTGTGGGAATCATTGATGTAGCTTTCTGAGAATTGTTAGCTCCTTCTGAACCTATAACACCTCTTATATTTCCTTTACCAAATTCTTCTTTAGGATTAGCTGCAACAGCTGAACCATACGCCATCCAATCTCCCATTGCACCACCAAGTCCTGGAAGGAAACCAATAAAGGCTCCTATTGCTCCGCCTCTTATTGAATCCCATCTATATTTCCATGCGGCTTTAATTCCTTCTAGTGTTTGTCCTTTAGCATTATTATGTTGTGAAATTCTATCTTGTTTTCTCCAACCATCTAATATTTCTGGGAAGGCAAATAGACCAGCAACCATTGGCATAATTTGAATACCAGCTCCTAGATATTCCCAACCAAACGTAAACCTGTCGGCATTTGTCACTGGGTTAGTGCCTATACTTCCTAAGAATAATCCAATTAATATAGCAATTAAGCTTCTAATCCACCACTTATTAGATACAAATCCAACACAGACAAGAGCTAACATAACAAATGCCCACATCTCTGGTATGCCAAAGACCATCATAAGCTTTGTATACCAAGGGAGTAGGGCGAATGTGAGTGTTCCCCATAAGAGACCATTGACAGTTGAGGTTGTTATTGCAGCTGTAAGAGCATACGTTGCTTTACCTTGCTTGGCTAGAGGGTGACCGTCGACCATTGTGGCAGCGGCTGAGTTAGCTCCAGGAATTCCTAACAAAATACCTGAATAAGTATCACCTGTGGTAGAGGCTGCAACCACGGCCATACAAAATATAACTCCTAAGTACGGGTCTGAGAAATAAGACATAAAACCAAATAGAACTACAAGTCCTGTTGTAGCTCCGGCTGCTGGTATTAATCCTATTATAAGACCATACAAGGTCCCTAATAATAATGCTATAATCATAATCTAATTTTTATTTACCAATACTTCATTTGATTCCTATATTGTATTTGGGACATAATTCCCAATCACCTTTTTCTTTATGTGATATTATTTTAATTTGATTTAATGGAGCTGTATCTCCGACTGGTTTAACAGTTTCTAATAATCCCCAATCAGACATTAGTGTAACAATTGTGTTACGTCTATGGAGGTCATTCTCTGTTAAGTTTGATGGTTTACCATCTAATAAGAATAACTCTTTAAAGTGAGTTATAAAATATCTTCCTTGCTTATGAAGGATATGGCATGATTGAAATAGTTGTGAATCTCTTTTGGATGCCACTCCCATTCTAGTTAAGGTTTCTCTAATTTTGAGAAAATCATCTGGTTCAGCCAGTGTAACTTCCAACATCATCTCCGGTGTCCAGCTAACTAGGTTGTCTTTTTGTTCCGCCATGATTTATTCTTCCTCTTATAATTTTAAGGCTTTCATTACTTAAAAGCG